CCTCAGACGACCACTCTCGTGAAAGACGAGTAAGTAGAGTCCCCGAAGAAACTTCGGGATCACTACTCTGTTCGAATACCTCTTTGTAAGAGGTAACCCGGACAGTTTGTACTCACCCTCGGCCAAGCACCTATCAAGGTGCTTGCCAGCAGCTGGGAGATCGACCAGTAGTACTGGAAGACCTCTTCGCTCCACGAGTCTTTCGAGACGGGTGAGATCTCTCTCGAATTCCGCCCCGAGCGTCGGGAATGTGGACAAAGCGTCTTGGAAGAGCGCTCTGAACACATTGCTCAGCTCCCTAACATGGCATTTAGACATACGTGGATTAACTCCTCGGAATGTCCCATGCTGTTAGAGTGCGCTCTCTCGCCAGACCGGGATCTACCGTTCCTGATGGACTCCACAACGAGTGGAGGGGATTACATGATTTTCATGTAACCATCAGGCGCCTACGATTCCCAGCCGAGAAGGCTTACCAGGAAAGCATTGGTGCTCGCAATCGCCAGATCGGCGCATGCGTCAGCCAATGCAACACTGGTGTCCCCGGGCTTATGCTCGAGGACAAAGTAGAACTTACGTTCATACTCAGCCACGTCACCAGCTGCAAACACCGTCTGCACAACTTCGAAGTTGTGCCGATCGTATGCTGCAGGTCGTTTTGGCGTCGGATTCGTCTTTGTATGACGAACCTTAGCCAAATACTGACTGGTAGCGTCTCGAAAGAGGTACTCAGACGAGTACCCATCCTGGTTGATCTTCTTCAGGGTGATGTTACCACCAACCTGAGGAAGAACAAGAGTGTCACCTAACATGGGAGTTTTCTCCAGAATCTACACTGACACCCCCGGCTTAGCGCCGGAGGGCAGCTAGACTCAGGAGTATCGACAACTTCCCGCCATCAATAGCGGGAAGGGAAGGAAGAGGAATGGGCACAATAGGAAAGACACTAAATCTTTCCTTGCATTGCCAGCGTACTTTGTACCACCCATCAAAGGTGACCCAAGTTGCGCTGCCAACTGGATCGAACTCATACTCCCGCCGACATTCGGTGGTGCGCATGAGTGCGAGCCGGCCCCAGGAACAGCCGACTGTGTTATTCGTCGCGGCGATCATGTCGCCGACATTCGAAAACCAGTCCACGAACCATGACCAGGGAGTTAACTCCCAGGCTGTTTCGAGCGCCCCGTGCGTAGTGATTCCAGCCGACAGTCTACGGGCGAAATTTTTCATTTCGCTCATATCCTGACGATGGAGAACACTGTCCGGTTTGAGTTTATACTCAGCCGAACCCCACATCTTTGAGGTGTGGTACGTCTTGCGGCGAACGTATAGAAAGGCTGCCTGACTTTGGATCGAGAATCGTCCATCGTCAGTAACACTTTCTAGTGTTCCTAGGTTGCACCTAGTCCTCAGTGTCTTGCCACTCTTCAATTTGCTTAGGTAGGCGAAGCGTTTATCAACCGCTTCGGCAAACCGACACATCTTGGAGAGGTCGCCAATCATTGGTTTTATAGCGAATTTGTAGCTCAGGTTTCCTGAAGCTACTGCCTTCAATAGGCCGTCGCCGTAACCTTTGACTAAGCGAGGGATGTCTTGCAACTCACCAATAAAAGCCGGCACGTTCACATGTGGACGTGACGGATTTGTCTTGGCGAGTATCTCCCAGGCCATTTGGTTTCTAACAGCATTGCTGATATTACCAAAATGGTTCCTGGGATCCAATGGGGTGCCGGTGTGCGCCGGAGGACAACCAACGAATTCGTTGATTAGAACTCCGTCGCTATTCCGACGCTGACCATTGAGCAACGGCGACATTGCAGTGTAGTGTTCAATGACTACTGGGTTAACCCCAGGGCCATTGTACTTAAAACCCTCCAATGCGTCGATGTCACCCACAGTCTGTGAATGCAATGACTGGGTATACGTACCATCCAGCTTGTAAGTGCGTAGAGCACCTACTCGCGTGGAGCGGCCGTCTACTCGTCGATTGTCAACAGGCATGGGTGCGACATCCTACGTCTGAC